TAACTTTTAAAATATACCGCTATGAACCTCAAAGAAAAAATAATACACTATTTAATTTTCGGTACATTAGCTTATACAATCTATATCTCGGTTTGCATCTTATTTGAATTACATTCACTCTATAAAAAAATAAAACAATGGAACTAACTAAACCAAACGAAGCCTTACAAGTTGCTTCTACGCTCCAGACATTCGTTACAGAACGAAAACTTACCGCCAACATTCAAGGTAAAAATTATCCTTTAGTTGAGGCTTGGCAATTTGCCGGAAGCCAATTAGGACTGATCCCTGTGGTTAGAGAAGTGAAGAATCTTTCTACTGATACTGAATTAAAGTACGAAGCAATGGTTGAGGTTATTCGCCTTACTGATTCGGTTGTACTTTCCAGAGGCTACGCAGTTTGTTCTAATAAAGAAAACTCAAAGAGAAGATTCGATGAATATGCTATCGCATCAATGGCTCAAACAAGAGCAGTAGGAAAAGCCTATCGGAATATCCTCGCTTGGTTGATGAAAGCCGCAGGTTTTGAAGCTACTCCTGCCGAAGAAATGGATTTTATAAAAGATGAAGTTGGGGATGATGGAAGAGATTTTTTATTAAATTTACTTGATACTTCTTCTTATGAAGGCAAGGTTAGGGATAAGTTGTATATTCGTATAACAGGAATTTTAACCAATGAGGATTATGAAAAAGCTAAAAAAGATTTATTGGCAAATCAAGTTGGGATTGATGCTATCCCTAATCCAAGTCAAAAGGATATTAATAGACATCTTAAAAACTCAATAAAATGACACGCACCGAAGTTATCACACTAACAGTATTTAATCCCGAAACAGAAATGTACGAGGATATTAAAGCCAAAGTTGAATTTACTTTGTATGTTGGTAGGATTGAACCTTTTGAGGCTGATGAATACGATTGGAATATTTTATGGATTGAAGGTTCTGATTGGGTTGATGAACAGATCGTAGATAAGGCAATAGAAACTGATTTCGATATTAAGAGCATTTTTTACTAAACCCCTGTTATATGAAAGCAAAAAACCCTTCCAACATTCAACGAGAAGGCAATTCGTACAGAGTGCGAGTTCAATCCAACGGAATCCGAGTAAGTAAAAACTTTACTTCGCTCCGTAAGGCTTTGCAATTTAGAAAGCAGTTGCAAGGTTAATGGGTTAGCCGGTTGGTGTAATTGGTAACACCTTTACTTTGTAAGGAGATGGGAGTTCGAATCTTCCACCGGCTCCGAATCAAAATTTAAAATTATGAAACTAAAAGTTTACAGAGAAGTCACGCTTGACCGAAAGTATTATTCTGTCTATGAATTAAAAGAGGATTATGAAAGCCTTATTAAAGTTTTTTTGTTCGATTTGGCAAATGAAGATGAAGTTTATCAAACAGTAATTAAATTCGCCAAACATTTAGAACAAGAAGGATTACCAGACAAAAAAGAATTAATTTACGAATCAATCTAAACACAATGGAAAAACAACAAAAAATCTACTGCGGTAGTGGTAAGAAAAAATCAGACACTTGGTTACAAGCCTCAATCAACTTGGACAAAATCAAAGAACATATCCAAGAGTATAAAGGTAGCCGATTTATCAAAGTAAACATCAATATTAAATCGGAACCCGATCAATACGGTAAAGATGTTTCGATTACTATTGATGATTGGAAACCAGAGCAATCTGAATTTAGACATCGCCCAGATCCAAAGTTTACACACGATAACACTCCACCCAATGACCTTCCGTTCTAATGGCTAAACTAACCCCACTTCCGAAACTTTTAAAGAAGGCTCAAGACAAATTCAATGCTCATATTAGACAATGTATTCGCTGCAATATGTATCTTTCTGGTAACTTAATTAAATACAGACAAGGACTTGTTAAAAGGTATGGCGAAGAATTTGTTTTGAGATTGGAAGAGGAAGCCGAACAACGCACAAAGAAATGGTCAAGAGATGAACTCGAAGTAGTTATAGAAACCTATAAATGATTTATGAATAGACACGAACAAGCAAACAAACTAATTGAAATGATTTGTGAGGAATATGGAATCACAATGAAAGATTTAAAGAAAAAGAAATCTGGTTTTCCAAATAGGTCAGTAAATAGAAAAGGTAAAGATGTAAGTTTAGCCTCTATAAGACAAGCACTCTCTTATTTTATCTTTATGCACTTTCCGTTAAGAATAAAAGAAGTTGCCTCAATGGTTGGGTAGTTAAAAGGTTAATATTACACGAAACACCCTTTGTGAGATATGAAAGTGATTTAGATTTTATAAGCAATTTAAAATACTATGAAAATGCCGAAAAGATTCGTTGATACTGATATCTGGGAGAAAGAATGGTTTATGTCTTGCACTCCAACCGAAAAATGTTTAGTTAAGTATGTAAGAGATAAATGCGATTTAGCCGGTATCTGGAAGCCTAATTTTACATTAGCGACTTATGTTATCGGAAGTAAAGTAGATGAAGAAATGCTTTTAAATATTGATAACGGAAATCAGTTTGAGCGTTTACAAGATGGGAAAATACTTTGCATTGACTTTGTAAAATTTCAATACGGAACAGAGTTAAACCCATCAAGTCCTATTCATAGAAAAGTAATAGATTTGTTATCAAAGTATGATGTGGAATACCAAACAAAAGAAGTACAAGGAAAAGGATTTAATAAGCCTACGATTGAAGATATTAAAGAAGAAATGTTAAACAAGTGGGATGATAAAACCGCTTCATATCAAGCAAAAAGATTCTTTGATTATTACGAAAGTGTTGGGTGGTTTGTAGGTAAAAATAAAATGAAATCTTGGAGACACGCAGTAAGCGGATGGATAGCACGAACAAAAATTGAACCTACAACGGAATCAATCAAACAAAAACTTGCTATATTAGGAAATAAAAAACTATCTGATTTATGAAATCACCAATACATAAAATTAAAACACCTTTAGATTGGTTTTTAAATGAATTGTGTAATAAAGATTTTTTAAGTAAACTTCCAATGGATGAATTTATAAAAGCCAAACAAATGGAGAAAATATTTTTTAATTATAGAGAAGCAGATAACAATGTAAAGAATTGGAACAAAGGTGGCTTTGTAAGTGATAATAAATATAAACAACCAATAAAGCATAAGAAATGAACCCTGCATTTGAGTATTTAAGACAATTCAAAAAAGTATCCGATGAATCGGAAGAACTTGTTATGAAGGTTGTTAAAAAGCGTTACCCAGAAATATCATTGAACGAACTTGTAAATATATTTGAGCAAGGTATTACAGGAGATTTTGGTAAGGTATATTCAGCCGATCCAGAAACACTTTTAGATTGGGTAAAGACTTACACGAATAGAAAAGGACAACAACGCTCCTACTACGAAACGCCAATACTAACGCCAGACATTACTATTTATGACCAACGCTATCCCGAAAAGCAAGAGGATTGGAATAAGGAAGTAAACAAAGGTTATACCGCTTATTTGAATGGTGTATCTACCAGACAAATGCACCCGCATATTTACGATAGGTTAATGGTAGATGGTAAAATACAAATGAATGCTTATCTAAAATACTACAAGGACAAAGTAGATGAAGCCAAGCAAATGATCCTTAATGATTACTTTCAAGAACAAAAAAGAAAAGGATTTAGTTATATTTATTTTATAAAAAGTGAGAAATGAGTTGGGATGAACTTTCTATAAAAGAACGGCAGCAATTATTTAATGAGATAGTTAATAATTCTTTTGTTGAGTTAAGTTTGACTTATGCAAGAGAATACGAAAAAAACCCTCGTAATTTTATTAATTGCTACATAAAGCACAAAGGAGTGCGAATGTGTTGTAATTGGATTGTGTTTACCTATAAATATATTGGAGCCTTTGAAGAGTGTAAACAATTAGGAAAAGATTTTACCGAGTGGGCAGATAGACAAAATGTAAAAGAAGATCAAAAGAAACCACTTGCTGAACTTATGTTAGTAATATATTCAATATTAAAAAAATGAGACAATTACCAAGAATAAAAATAGATGATGAATCCTATCAATATTCTTTAGAGTTTGTAAATAATAATAATATTGCAAATCGTGGAGAATTTGATGGTAGCAAAAGAAACCAATTTGTTGGCATATTAGGGCAAGTAATGCTTTATAAATATCTTTTCGGAAAATTACCGGAATTAGAATCTGGATTTGATAACGGAATAGATTTAGTTTATAATGATGTTACCATCGATGTCAAAACAATGGAACGCAAAGGATTTATGAGGGATTACTATGTGAATAATTTTGTAGCATCACAAGGTAAATATGAAACACAAGTTTTAATATTTTTAAATTATAATGATCCCACAAGGAAATTTAAAACATTTTGAAAAATGATTTGTAAAGATTGCAAAAAAGATAAACCAGAAACAGAGTTTAACTTGACCGAAGATTATCGAAGGAATCAATGTAAGTCCTGCACGAAAAAGAATAGAGCGGTTTATTTGAACCCCGAAAGTTATTACAATTTATTTGTAGGAAAAGATAATTGGAAGGATATCTATTTTAAAAAAACTATCGTATCAAGAAACTCATTTTAAACAAATAATATGAAACCAAGAGATAAAGCAGAAGAATTAGTTAGAAAAATGTGTCTTAATGATTGCACAATTAAAAACATTGACAAAGCCAAACAATTTGCATTAATAGCAATAGATGAAATAATGGAAGCACTTGAAAAAAATGGTAGTTGGAATTATGATTATTGGGAAGAAGTAAAACAAGAAATAGAAAAACTATAATATGGCACAAACAGCAGTTGAATGGTTGGAAGAACAATTAAATAAATGGTCAGATGGAAGGTTTTATTTACCACCACATTTATTTGAACAAGCTAAACAAATGGAGAAGGAGCAGAAAGAATCATATTATAAGTTAGGTTATGTTCATGGAGTTGGTGATAGTAGGCTTACAAATATGATTATTGATAAAAACAAATAATATGAAAAGATGTACAGGGTGCGGAAGGTTAAGTAGCCAACCGTTAGGGCTAAATAGTAAAGGAGAGTATTACTTAACTTGTTGCCCAGATAGTAATTATAAGGATGTTACAGCAGTAGAATGGTTATGGAATGAATTATGTGATAAAGGTTATTTTAAAAAGTTACCAATATCTGAAATTAAACAAGCAAAACAAATGGAGAAGGAGCAGATAATAGCTGCCTTTGATATAGCTTGTGAAGATGATGATAGAATTGGTAGGGAATACTACAACGAAACCTTTACTTCAATTCCACAAGACGAAACCCCATTTGCCATAGAAACCGAGCAGTTTTAGAAGATTCTTTTCTGACTTTTGTTTCTGACCAATCTGGATGCTTTAAATGAAAATGCTCGTGAAGTAAATACAACAAATACCGATACCCTCGTAACCTT